GGGCTTCATCTATAAATACAACATCAAACTTTGGTACAGCGGCATCTGATTTTGTAAAATCCATAATCATATCATTGAAGTCAATTAGATTATGTTCTTTTTTATATCGTTCTAATTCGTTAGAAATTATTATTAGTTTATCTTTATCTAGCTCCTGGTTATGTTCTTGTAGATTGTATTGTTGTATTGGTGTTATCTCTTTTAATTTTGCAAGATTGATTACCCGTAAGTATTCACTGTCTGTTGTAAAGATTCCGTTGTGGTCGTTCTCATACTCTGCATATTTAATCTCTTCTTTTATTTTTTTACCAAAGTCTTGATAGTGTCTACGTTGCATTACATCTTCTTTTTTTATGCCGAGTCTTCTAAATGCTAGTGAGTGTAGTGTTCTAAAATATGGTAGGTCATCCTCTTCAAGATTAAATTTTTTAATCGCTCTATCTCTTGCTTCGTACGCAGCTTTTTGTGTAAAAGCAAAGTATCCAACTTTATCTGGATCTGTTTGTTTTAAGTAATCATCCACCTTATTTAACAACGTAGTGGTTTTACCTGTACCTGGTGGTCCTAACACTATTGTTTTCATTAGTATGGTGACTCCTCTTTTAGTTTCTTTTGTTTGTACTCGTCATCTTTAGCTTCAAATTCTTTTACTACGTATACAGATAATTTATTTTTACCTATACGTTTGTCTTCACAACCACATTTTTCTCTTAACATTTCTGCGGTTCTTGAATATCCAAGGTCCCATCTTCTTCTCATCAAATGATTGTGATAAAATTTATCAAACACAAAGTGATGTTGTCCGTTGTTTGTCCATGTACCACCTCGTGGTAAATCTTCTTTAGAATCTACAGATACTCTGTTTAAACAATACTCTTGTAAATGATTCTGTAACTGATCTTCTGTACGTAATCCCTCTGCAGGTTCTGTAATCTCTGCATTGTTTAATAATTGATTTGTAACAACAACCCAATCTTTTTCTTTTAATGTTGGTGGTCTAAATTTTAATTGCACCATACAAGACTCCTGGAATAAACTTTGTTGTCTTAAATGTTTTACGCTTTCTAATTTTAATCTTTGTCCATCTACGTTCATGTAATAATATGGATCTTCTAAATCTATAACCTGCAGGTCAGTTAAGTTAGGAAACATTATCTCTTGTCCGATTCCAAACTTTCTAGTTCTACACAATGTTTTGTCACAAAGACTACACATAGGTTCATCTTTACATTTGTATCCCCATTCTTTTTTGTCGTGTTGTTTTGTAATTATATCTACTTCTGTATCTGACAATGGTTTGTCCATTGCAGTTTCATTAAACACAACTACTTTTGATTTCCAATTGTCTGGCCATTTATTTTTTGCATACACACCATAATGAAACAATGCATTATTACGTCCACCTTCACCAACTTTATTTTGTGCCATAAGTTCTATACAAGGTGGTCCATCAGAGTATGGAGTCTCAGGTCTTTTTATTGTTAAACTTTCTAAAACTTCTGACGTAATTTTTGTAGAGTCATATAAATCAAAAAAACTTTTTAGATTAACAGCTTCACCTAAATTATTAAAGGCATATCTTGTTGTATCATCACCATTATAATATGGTAAATTTAAAAAATTTCCTGTATCATCTTCCGATTTTAATTCTGTTTGTTTTGGAAAAACTTCTGAACCACTATAACCCAACACTGCTTTAATTTGTGTTAACTTATCTTGCATAAGTTTTGCAGTCACATAACCTTCTGTAAATAAAAATACATGTGCACCACCTGACTTTGATCTACAAACTACTAATGGTAAATCTAAATTTTTAATTTTTTGTACTAATTTTTTGTGATCAAAACCTGCGTATGAATCTATATCTATGCAACCCCATTTACATACATTGTCATCGTTAATAGGAATTATACCTAAACTATCTGTACCTTGTAAATGTTTTCTCCAAAGATCATCTGTAACTGGTTCTCTTTTAATAAATGATTTGCCTTGAACTTTCGTGCCATCACCATTTGAGTGTCCAACTTTAGTGACACCGTGGGCACGTTCCAAACCTGTAAATATTTCTTTAAAACTTTCTATCATATAGCACAATTAAAGTGGGCGTCTCCACTCTCGCTTAAACGCCCACTACCTAGGATCTAGTATGGTTGCTTAGTATCGTTCTCTTCAGAGCCGTACTTAGCTTGCGTCTCACCTTTACCTACGCTTGTTGCAAATTGTTTAGCCATGTTATAAAGATCTGCATCTTCAACAGGACTAACCTTTGAAACATCCCAACCAAACCAAGTTCCTTTGTCGTTAGACATTTGAACTGTGGATAGATTATAAATGTGGCTATAAGTAGGCGGTGTGAATAAACCGTTCTTACCCTGCATTTTAATCCCCATCATCATTGAGTTCCACTTTCTACTCACTTTTAATTGAGTAGATTTCATAGAAATCAAAGCTGTTTGTGGATTGCTACCAGTAACCAAAACAAAATGACTAGCTGTATTGTCAAGATAATTACCATTTGGCAATCTATCTTTGTAGTCTTTACCTCTAGTTGTTTGGCTAACAATATCACTATCTGCCTCGTGAATTGCAACAGGTGCACCACTACTGGTACCTCTGTCCTGCCATTCAATGTATTGTCTCTTGTAATGACAAGGAATTACATTGATCGAATCAAACAGTTCGTTTGTAACTGTATTGATTATCTTGCCGGGTTCTGCGCCCTCGACATACTTACCATCTCTTTTGTTTACCTCTGGAGATAGTTGGCCCAAAATTTTTAAGAAGGGTAACGCAAGATCTTCCTGCGATATATTTTGAGCACCCATTTGTGCGTCAGCTTCAAATAAATTCAAAGCTACTGCACCTTCTTTTTTCTCTGCTACTTGGTTCATGTTACTTGTTCCTTTTTATTGTAGTCTTATTTTCGGAGAAGACTCCGAAAATTTCCGTTGGCATTTCTTTACCTGCCTCAATACGCTCACGGACTAACGCTTTCAGAGTCATGGGTTCTACCTTCATCTTTTGTGTCGGTTGAAACCCTTGACCCTTCGCAAGTTCAGCATAAGATGCTGCCTTGTTATCTTCGTTACGACCAAAAGACACCGAGATCTCATTCTTAATAATATCTCCTAGTCCATTGTTACGAAGCCAGTTAAACGCCGCCTCTTTATTTGCTTCCGATATGGTTGCACGATACGACGTAGCTACTTTAAGATGTGATCCATCTTGTAACTTTAATTCTGATAACCCCATTTCAGACATCATGGTTGGTATAACCTCACCTGATATGTGGTCTCTTTTCTTTTTTAATAATTTTAGTCTAGACTCTGCCTCATCTATTTCTGAAAAGACTATTTCTAATCTTCCAACTTGATCTGCAAGTGATTGCACACCAGTTGTTTTTTTCATTGCATCTTGTTGGTCTCTTTCAAAATCAATTGTCATCTACTTCTCCTTTCTCGTATAGATTAATTTCTATAGGATAATATTTTCTTTCTTGTTTATCCCACTTTAATAAATTGTATTTACCGTTTGTAATATCAGATACAATAGAGCATGCAACACCTATTAATGCAGGATCACCTGTTAATAGTAAGTGATCATCTTTTGTAAAATCTTTTAATCCTTGTCTTAATTTATAAATTAACGGACCAGGAGAGAAAATCATTTGCGAAAATTCTGGTAGTAAAAAATTAAATTTACCCGACGTAGAATAAGCAGCTGCACCCATAATATTTATTTTAGGATTACCTGCCTGTGTCCCAGCAATATGCTGTATTACATAAACTTTTCTTTCTGACATTATGCCTTGACATATAGTAGATCCTGGATTATATGTCAACCCTAGAAAGAAGAAAAATTATGAATTATAAATTTAAAACAAAACCATATAAGCATCAATTAACTGCTTTAAAAAAATCATGGAATAAAGAAAATTTTGCGTACTTTATGGAAATGGGTACAGGTAAAACAAAAGTATTGATAGATAATCTAGCTATGCTTTACGATAAAGGTAAAGTGGATGGTGCTTTAATTATTGCACCAAAAGGTGTTGTTAAAACTTGGTATGAACAAGAGCTACCTACACATTTAGCAGACCACATAGATAATGTGACTGTATTATGGCAAGCAAATATTACTAAAGGGCAACAAGAAAAATTAAATTCTGTTTTACAAAACGAAACCTCGTTACATATTTTAATAATGAATGTTGAAGCTTTGTCTACAGATAAAGGTGTAAATTTTGCTAGAAAATTTTTATTATCTCACAATACTTTAATGGCAATTGATGAGTCTACCACAATAAAAAATCCATCTGCTAAAAGAACTAAAAATATTATATTACTTGGTAAGTATGCAAAGTATAGACGTATCATGACAGGTTCTCCTATTACAAAGAATCCGTTAGATTTATATAGTCAATGTGAGTTCCTTGATCCGTGGTTGTTGGACTTTGCTTCATACTACGCTTTTCGTAATCGTTACGCAGAAATGAAAACGATGCATGTTCGAGGTAGATCTATACAAGTTGTTAATAAATTTAGAAATCTTAGTGAGTTGTCTGACACTGTAAAAACATTTTCTGACAGAGTTTTAAAAGAAGATTGTTTAGATTTACCACCAAAAAATTGGATAAAGAGACATATAATTCTTACAGCTGATCAAAGAAAAATATATGAGCAAATGAAAAAACATGCCCTAGCCACTTTAAACGGTAAGGTCACAACCACAATGACTGTGCTTACTCAATTGATGCGACTACATCAAATAACTTGTGGTCACTTTACAGCTGACGATGGCACCACACAACTTATACCTAATAATAGAATTAAAGAATTGATGAACATATTAGAAGAGACAGATGGTAAAGTTATTATATGGGCTAATTATCAAAGAGATGTTAATTTAATTATAAAAAATGTTGTAGATAAATATGGTGAAGATTCTATTGTAGATTATTATGGTTTGACTCCACAAGAAGATAGACAAGATAATATTCGTAAATTTCAAAATGGTCCAGAATGTAGATTCTTAATAGGCACACCACAAACAGGTGGGTATGGTATTACACTTACAAAAGCAAATACCGTTGTTTATTTTTCTAATGGTTATGATTTAGAAAAAAGATTGCAATCAGAAGATAGAGCACACAGAATAGGACAAAAGAAAAATGTAACCTATATTGATTTGATTTGTGAAGATACTGTTGATGAAAAAATAGTAGAAGCTTTACG